CCATTTTGTTTTCTCCTAAAAATTTATATTTCGAAATATAATTTTATTATTTAAGTTAAAATAATGAGATATTCTCATCATTAACTAGTATTTATAATTTAGTAAACTTGTACCTTATCAACAACTGTCCAAACATCACCACCTTCTTTATAAGATTCAGTAGTGTTTGAACCATCATCAATGATACCAAAGGGTACCATATCATCATCAATTAGTTGTTGTTGTTCATCATACAACATTTTCTTTAATTCTAAATCTGTTAAACTCTGAAAGTATGGTGTTGTCACAAACCATGAAAACATGACTAAATTCATGACTAAATCATCATGATTACCACCGTCAGCTTCATATGACATACCTTTACCAACAAAAGTTACTAATTCATTAATCGTAAACTTATCAATTACTCTTAATTTGTTTTCTTCCATGAGTTCTTTAAGTGTAGAACAACCGATTTGTTTTACTTTTCGTGTCATTGTCACACCAATACCTGTAGATTTTACTGTTGACTGAGTAAAAACATTAGGATATTCTATATCATAATGAAGACTATTACAAACTATTTGTCCTTGATCGTTATTTTCTACTACAACTAGAGCTTCATTGTACATAGTAGCATACCTAGCTATTATGTCAGGAAAAAGAAGTGGTGATATCATATTATCTCGATATATACCTACTTGTTTGAAAGGTTTTTCTGATACATCAAATATAGAGAATGTAGAATAGTCTTGTCCTCGACCTCTAGCGACATCAACTGTCATAACATATTGAGAATCTTTTTTTGGTTCTTGATATAGATATATATTATCTCTACTCCATAGAGCGTCATGACCTTGTAAACCTAGTAAACAGTTAGCACTGATTAAAGTATTACCTGTACCTAGAAATGAGTTTCCGAATTCTTGTTCAAACTGTAATTCAGAAGTATTAGCTATTGTCTGAGCTTTCCATTTCTCATCTCTACCAGGTACATCCCACCAATTAATTGTATATGGTTGATATTCATTCTTTTCATTCTGAGCACCTTCATATAATTTATGATACATATTACCGATACCATTAGCTGTAGACGTTATAATAACTTTTGATTTACCACCTGATGTAACAACCGGATATGTAGATGTATAGAACTGTTCAGCGTTATCTACGAACGCGAACTCATCAAGATATAGTAAGTTTACTGAAAGACCACGAATAGAGTTAGCACCTGTAGCTGAAGCTATGATTCTACTATCATTTTCGAATTCGATTGAACCTTTGTTTAGTGTCTTTGTACCTGGTTGTAGAAAGAAAGGTACATGCTCTAACATAGTTGTAATACGAGCTACATCTCTCTAGCTGTTGAACCTTTGTTAGCTAGAATCGCGATTGTTTGTTCTGGTTGAAATAGAAGATACCAAACTAGATAAGCACAAGTTGTGATAGATTTTCCAGACTGTCTACAAGCCAGTACAATACTAAAACGACTTTCATCAAAGTGTGTAATAAGATCGTCTTGATATCCTCTGAGTTTAAATGGTACTAGACCTTCATCTAGTGAAATGATCTGAATATAGTTTTCAATAAAGTGTGTAGGACTTTCCATACACTTCTTGTATTCTAGTATTTCTTCTTCTGTCCATTCAGACTGAACGCCTGCTCTTTTGACATTTATGTTACCTAAGTAACCTTCATTCTTGTGCATTATTTCTTAACAACTTCTGTAATTCAGCTGATGAACCGACAAATAAGTTGTTCTGAACTTTATCAGGCATGTTATTATCTTTGTCTAATTCTTTCATCTTAGCTTGTAAATCGATTAATTTTTCTGTTGTTTCTCCGACTGTTTTGATTAACTGACCAGCTACTTCATACACTCTAGGATGTTCTGACTCTTTAGCTATGTCTAAAATACCTTCGATAGCATCTTGACCTCTTTCTACTAGACCATAGAAGATTTCTCTCGAATATTTGTAATCGTTACCTTTGTCTTGATCATTAGATGTTAAACTAGGTAGATTCTTTTCGGCTTGTACGATTTCACCTTGTATGTCAAGGAGATCGTCTAATTTTTGATCGACTTTACTCATAATATGTATTTAGTTATTTCGGATCGCTTTCTTTATCGTCTGAATATGTTACTGTAGGTTGTTCAAACCATTCTGTTACTTCATTATATGTTATATCGTCACCTACTTCGGCATCAGAAGGTATTGGTGTTACAGTCTGTTGAACAACTCTACCTGATGTAGAAGTGTCTTCGATTTCACCGGATCCACTTTCCATGTAAGTTCTAACTTTAGCTGTTCTTATTATTTCTGAATCTGTTACAGGTCCATAGATATAATTTTTCATAGTAAATTCTAAAGTATATGTTAATGCTTGTCTTGTTTCTAAATCACCCTCGTAAGTGTCTTCTTGAGATACACTTGTCAAAATAATAGGTACATCTCTTTTATCACTCATACTAGGTACAGTATTAATTGTAACTGTATAATCAGGTGTAAAGTATGGTAATATTTGTTCTACAATTTGTAATCCATCATCTGTATTCTTTACTAAAATACTTAATGTAAATCCTAAGTTATATGGTGCAGGTGAATATTGATAATTCATTTTCTGAGGATTAGTAGAATCTGCTGCTCTAAATCTTGTTTTCTTTGTTAATTTTCTTGTTCCGTCATATTCAATAGATGTTAATTCAAAACCCATTCTTGGTAATGTAATAGCTATAGCTTTAGCTGTTGGATCAAGTGTAGATTGTAAACGAGCTATCCATCTTGATCGAGGTCCATAAGCTAACGGAACAGGTATAATTTTTCCATCTGTTCTTTTGATTGTAATATTATTAAATAGTGTTCCAAATACTGAAACAGCCCTCTTAATAGTTGAATGATAAAAATGATTACCTAACATTATGTAGCATCTCCAAATGGATTAGATTCTGAGAAATCAATAATTCCGTCAGCATCTGTTTCTATGTCTAAATTAAACGCTCCAGGATCGTTTGACATTTCTTGAGTTTCACCTAAACTATTAACACTTCTTCTTGACACTAGACTATCTTCAAGTACAAGATGATCTAATTCTGTAGCATCAATAGATGTACCAGTTTCTAATGAAATACCTGAACCTTGAGTAAATGTTTCAAGTTGAATGTTATCTGTACCTGTTGTACCATCTGTTATATCACCTGGTAGTGATACACCCGCTGTATGACTTTCAAAGTCAATATAGTATCCTTCTTGACCTGTACCACTTAAAATGATCTTATCGTTGTCTAGTGAATCCTCAGCGAGTATATGACCTTGAGAAGTATCTGTAAGTTGGAATGTCTGATATGTACCTGTTGTGTCATTAGATTCTATCTTACCGATTGAAAGTTTGTTTGTATCTTCTGCCCACGCTGCTACAACACCTGAAACAACTATAGTTTCTGTAATTTGTTGTGATACAGATTCACCTACAACAAAGTCTCTTAAAGTTGGTGTGTCTGCTAATGTCAATGTTGTGATAGCACCTGTCGCGAGATCCATATCTGTATCAATCGCTTCGATACTAGTATCGAAATCTTCACCAGAGTATTCATAAAGATCACAACTAAGTTTAAATGTATAGAGTTTACCTAGTTGATAAAAAGTATTTTCGTGTTCTACAAATTTAATTTCAAATAAACTGTTTGATAAAGGGAAATATACTAAGTCACCTTCATTTGGTCTTAACCCTGTAGCTAGATTAGCATCTAGTGAAACGAATCTTTCCCAACTTCTTCTTGATAAAACAAATTGTGCTGATTCTCTTGTTTCAATACCGAACTTAGAGTATAATTCACCTTCACCTTCAAAGCCATCATTACCTTCAAGATACATTTCTATCTCATAGGCATCTTCAAAACTTGATTCAGCGGCGTCACCTAGAATAGTGTCTTCGTTTACTATTTTTCTGGGTAAATAATATACATTATGTCCGTAGAATCTTAAAGACTCAACGATTAAATCTTCTACAAGATTCTGTTCAGTCTTTACTGCATGATTGAAAAATACATTTGTTGCCATGTTGTGGCTATCCTATCATATCCATTACAGGTAGTTCATACCCTAATCTCAATTCTTCTTCTAATTGTGTTATTTCTTCTTTGGCATCATCTACTAATTGTCTTCCATTTAGAGTTATGCCACCAGGTAAAGTGATACCATCAAATTTAATTAAGTTTTGACCCCATTGTAATTTTAGTTTAGCTGTTGTATACTTCTTTAACCATACATCATTATAGATATCTGTATATGTCGTTGGATCCATTTTTCTGATCGCTTCAATAACAATATATTCACTAGCCGCTATGTTAGCTGTCCAATCCATATCAATGTAAAGTCTGTTTCCATGTTTACTATGTCTCATAAACGCTGATCCGACTAACATATCATCTAACATACCTAAATGTTGTTGTACCATTTCGTAATGAAGTATAGAAGTAGAGTTTAAATCATATAAATCGTTTAATCTTAATTGATATCTTAAATCAAACATATTATTAGTACTTGAACTAATATCTAGTACACGAACAACCGAGATAACAGATTCAGGCAATTCGATATAGTTATTACCCTCTAACCAAGTAGTACCACCATTGTCTGATCCACCACTCGTTGAAGAAGTTACATTTGAATTTGTTTTCTGATTATCGATTTCAGATTGTGTAATTTGATGTTTTAGATATGTTCTTATTGTACCGTCATAATGGTACTCTTGAAAAAACTGTAAAGCATCGTCTAAGATATCATCAGCTTGATCATCATCAACATTGATTTCTACTACGGGAGCTCCTAATTGTCTTTTACAATAAGATAAGAGTTCTGCTTTTGTTGCT